CTGGCGCGAGCCGCGAATTTCACGGAAGTCGATAAACTCCTTTGCGGGATCGATTTCCGCTTCTTCGGCGGGAAACAGCTTGTAATTAGTCACTGTAGTTCGGGCGGGAGCCGTACCTGTGGTAGACTCCTTACCGACTACTACATAACCTGTAGATGCAAGAGCCATAATTTACCCTCCCTTAGTAGAAGATCGGGCGATCAGTGCTGTCCACCGTCTTGGACGGCATTCTGCTGATCATCTTCGAGAACATCGAACCACCCTGAATATCGGAGGTGGCGGTGCTGTAGAGCGGAGTTGTCGTACCGCGCTCACGGAACTTACCGAACTTGGCGCTCGGGGAGTAGATAACCTTGAACTCAATGTCTGACTCGATAACCTCACCAGCGGTGAACGGAATCGAAGCACGGGAGACCTTGAGGCGCGGCCAGTAGAAGTAGAGGCCGTGGAACGAGTTATCCTCGGTACCTGTGGTGCTACCAGCATCCGCGACCGTGTCTGAACCCAGCCACAGCTCAAGATAAATGTCTGTGCCTTCCATCATCTTCTGATAGAGGTCAAGGCTTTCGAACACAGCAGTACCGCTAAGCGTACACTCAACGCCGCCCTCGAACATCGTGTAGGCGTCATTAACCGGCGTGATGTTGAAACCATCGCCGACAATACCCGCGCGGAGAGTTTCCTGCCGCTCAAGCGTGTTGCTCATCTGCCAACTTAGTGTCTTAAGGCGAACCGCTGAGCCCGTGTCAAGATTATCAATCTTAATACCAGCGCGGTTGAAGTACAGCGGTGTAATGTCGTACTGCTCAAACTTGTTGGTGACCCAATTCTCTCCCTGACCCGGGTAGAAAATTCTGTTAGCGCTGTTGACATTCAGCGGGTCAGTTGTACCTGAAGTGAAGGCGCTGCGAGCAGTGCTAGTCGCTAAGGTCGCAGGCTTCTTGGTGGCTTGGAAGTTGACAGTCATGTCAACCTTCTCACCGAAGTTCGCGGTAAACTCAACTGACTCAACCTTGCATCCAGACAGCTGCTCAACAATGGTAGCAGAGCCATCGCGACCGTCAGACCGCTCAAGCGTGAAGCTAGGAAGCGTTGAACCGTCAAAGAACGCGACCTCTGTAGCTATAGCGGCATCGTCGTCGTCAGGGTAGACATTAGTGCTGCCCGCCCCGTCGTAGTCGTAGTTGTAGAGGTAGTTGGCACCAGTAGCAGTAGTACCCTGCGTCTTATTGACGACCTTGGCCTCACCGAACGCACCGTAAAGGAACTGCGCAAGGGCAGCCCCCGGGTAAACCGCACCACGAATCATCGCCGTCGGCTGGAACGCGCCGTCGAGCGTGGTGTACGCCTGACGCGAGCCGCGAATTTCCTGAAAGTCGATGAACTGCTTCTCAGGAGAGAACTCGACTTCCTCGACCGGGTAGGACCAGTACACAGGGTAATTAGTCTCTACTGTACCGTTACGAGCAGCCGGTGTCCCTAAAGTAGATTCTTTAGCAAACGCGAAATAACCGCGAGAAGATACAGGCATGTTATTTTCCTTTCACGCACAAAACTATAAACGCATCACCTGAACCTTGACTTCGAATTCGATGGCCGCCGCTCGAATCGCATTAGTACCACGCTGCATCCAGTCCCACTGAACACTAGGTACTTTGCTTGTCAATACGTTGCCACCGAGAGTCATCGCCACGTCTTGGGCGAGGAAGGTTCTAATTTTATCGACAAGCTGAACCATGACTCGTTCACCAATAGCTTCAGCAGGCATCGCTTCGAAAAATGGTGTCATGTTAACCATAACAATCACATTTACCGTAAGCATACGAATTTCTGCCATTGGGTTACGACCTTCGTCGAGCACATCACTAGAGGGTACAATCGCAACAACGCGGCGCTGTTCACCACGGTTTGATTGAAACGCCTTCGGAGGGTAGATACCTACGTCACCGTAGTACACCTGACTGATATCATCTGGAAACTGACGGAGCAGCGCATTTCCAACTACATCAATCAGATTATCCATTGTAAAATCAGCCATAGTTACTTCCCTGACATAGTAACTGAAACGAACTTTTTAAGATGTTTTCGAACAATTTCTGCAATCTTCGTGCGGTCTTGAGGACGAATACCATAAACCCGCCTAGCAGGAATGGTAATGTTATTAAAATAACCCGCTCGATTTGTTCCAAACTGATGTACAAGAAGAACACCACCCTTGACGTTCTCGAAGTTCCAGCTAATACCGTTTCCGCTAAAATCTGGCTCATTCGCAACGTCAAGAAACTCTCTATACATCTCTCCCGTTTCAAACAACTTTTTATTAGTTGTTTTACGCGCCAGAGTGTACGAAGAGAGGGGTGGCCAAGGCCCATACATAGTCCCTTGCAGATTAAAGTTACGAACCCACTGTTGCCGCATATATCGTGCGACTTCTTCTCGCATATCATCGAAGTAGGGGTTACCGCCCTTAAAGGTTCGCAGCTTTTTTGCTCGTTTAATAATCTCTCGAAGATCGTTATCGTCGAAGTCTATATTAAAAGAAATCACAGCCCAACCGCCGTGCGTGAGTAGCGATACGGCTTGAGCATGTACTTAACCTGATCGCTGAGATACAGAATACCGGGAGCCTTGGAATCACCAGCACCGTAAACTTCAAGATCTTGATACGCAAGAACCACAGTTTGAAGAATTACTGCGCCCTTAATGTCTTGAGGAATAACTGGGTAGCCCGCTGTGTACACAACCTCTACCTCGAACTCCTTAATGTTATCGGCGAATGATGTAATAAATCCCTGTGCTGTGCGAATCTCAAATGAATTCAGTGCCAGCGTCTCCCAAACATCGGTATAATGTCTGCGCCGTTTTATAGTCGTTACCGTCTGAATTGGACGCTCTCGTAAGAACAGAGTCTTGCCTGAGGGGCGATGCAACTCAGTGTAGGTGTTGACAGTTAAGTTGCGGTCGAGGAAGCTCTCCACGTAGTCCTCTGCTTGAGCGATTACGTCAGAGATTCGTCCTTCGATTTGGTCAGCAACTTGAGCGTAGCGAGAAGTTCGAAACTCCTGCTCGGTAATTAGGCGCGGTGTCGCCACTGCATACCTCCTTACTCATCGGCAGCAGCCTTAGCGGCCCGCTTCGGCGCAGGCTTAGGGGCGTCGTCCTCCTCGATCCGCTCCCAGCCACGGCGCAGCAGTGCGTCGATGTCCAACTCATCGTCGGTCTCGACAATACCGTTGCGGACTGGCAACGAACGGTGGTAAAGATGCTCTTCCCACTCCGCTTCAGTGCCGCCGTACAGATATCTAAACTTTGCCATAATGGCCTCCATGAACGGGTCGAGGGGACCGAACGTCCCCTCACCCAGCAATTAGTTAGAATAAATTAGGAAGCCTTCACCTTGAGGAGCTTGGCGTGGTAGCGCGAAGTACCCTCAACGGCGAGCGTGCAGTACATCTTGAGCATGAAGTCGCGCGAGTCCTTGGTCTTGGCCAGTTCCTCGAACGTCACGTTCTGGTTGATGGGCATGACAACCCAGCGCATGTCAGGGAAGACAATGGTGTTTGTCAGACCCGTGATGCCCGTGTCCACGCGAACAATCGGAAGATCGTTGTAGGTCGGGACGCGGAAACCACCAGCGATCTCCGTGCGATCCACAAAGCGCTGCTGAGCCTGCAGAAGCGACCAAACGCGACGGCCCATCGCCCGGTTAAGGATGATGTGCGTCGGGTACTCTGTCGGGATGTCAAGGGTCTCGTCAAGGTGAGCAAGCGTCAGAAGCGTGGGATCCGCCTGACCAGTACCCGTACCAACGTTAAGCGAGTTGGTGATCTGCTTGATCAGACCGTCGAACTCTGAGGCCGTGACAGAGGAGTCGCCTGAAATAATGGTCTGCTCCAGCTTCCGAACCAGCGCGTCAGCGTGAAGCTCAATCTCAAGCTGGTAGGCATCGAGCAGCGAGGCAGAAGCAGCAATCATCGGCCCGGTAACTTCACCGCGCGTGTAGATGTACTTCATCGCAACCGACGGCTTGGCGTAAGTGCCCTCAGAAGCCGACGGAAGGCTGCCGCCATCGGTACCGAACGCAGCCGACGGCAGCGCGGTGATCGAGCGGTAGATGTACGAGTTGGTCGGCCAATCCCGCTTCGGGGTCTCGGCGTACAGCGGCGAGGCGGTCTCAACAAACTTGCGAAGACCAGCGCTTACGACCTCAGGAATAAGCTGAGTACCGGCAGCTGAAATATCAAGAGCCTTGCGCAGATCCATGTCCTGCGAAACATTTTGTGTAGTAATCTCGTCCATGTTGATTCTCCTTATATACAATAAAAGTTAACAGTCAAATTACATGCCCTTGAACGCGAGTTCAAGTGCCTTGCGGATCGCCTCACGACCACCCGTCTCATCAATCTCGCGAGCCGCCTTTTCCGCAAAGGGCAGGTCGTCGTACTTGTTCTTCATAACAGCGTAAGACTTATCTACAGGCTCATTCTCAAGTCGATCTAGTCGCGCAATGACCGGCTCAAGAGCCGCCAGAACCGCCGACTTGATAATATTTGTCTGTAGGCAAGACCCATCGCACTGCCCGCCACACGAGCAGTTGCTGCTAACCGACTTCCCAACCTCTTCGGCAACTTCCGCAACAACTTCGGCTTCAGTGCTCTTGGTAAGGGCGTCCTGAACCACGGTGAGTTGTTCCGCAAGCTTTTCTACCGACTCGCTTAGAGCATTGACCCGATCACCAAGGTTCGTTAGATCGGCCTTAGTCACGCTGTCGTTTTCTACAACTTCAGCGTCTACCAGCTCTTCTGACTTCTCGGTTTCCTCGACCGCCGGGGCAGTCTCCTCAGCTTCAGCCTTGGCGACTTCCGTAATCTCAGCGGGTTGCTCTTCAGTAATGATGTCTTGTGTCTTTACTTCTTCTTCCATTTGCGTATTCTCCTTCTGTGATCTTTCAACGTCATCTTCATCGTCGTCTTCTGGGTCTTCACCCTCTGCTAAGTCTTCGGCAAGATCACGAGACCAGCTAAAACCGGCATCGCCACCCCAAAGATCCCACGCCACCCGACCGGGAGACGGAAAACCTTCTTCGCCTTCAGAAAACCCTTCGGCTTCCTTGTCTACTTCATGACGACTAAAGAAGCTGTACATTCGTTTGACGGTATCAGCACTCAGACTATCACCGTTAGCGATTTGATTCGCACGGGTCAGTCCAATTCGAGTACCACCAGCTCTACCCTCTTCCTTCCAGTCCAAGGCTCGCCTTGCTGCCGTCTTCATTCCCGCAGTCGGCTTATAGCTCTCCTGCGCCTTAGTCATCTCTGCCTCAATTGGCAGATTGTCCCAATCCACACTCTTGTTGAGCGCAAACAGATACGATGTCGGGTAAGCCGGTTGAGAAACTACGCTAACCTCACGCAGGTCTACATCGTAGTAAACCTTCGTGACGCCACCGCTGATATCATCTGACTCATAGCCCGCGCGAAGAACAGTACCGCCCACGGATAACCCAAGCTTGAGAGGTTTCCCAAGCTCAGGAGTGCGGGTCAGCTTTTTGAATAGGCCCATCGCAACAGGATTTTCCTGATCGAGTTCGGCCTCGATCCACAGGTTGCTTTCGGCATCAATGTCAGCTCCAGTGATCCATCCCAGCACGTCATCCCACTCGTGGCGGTGACCGCTACGAAGTGGAATTAACGACCACTGCCCATCCGACAGTGTTGTGCCGCTCTGGATCGCTCGCTGAAAGGCTTCGATGGCTGTTGAGGCCATTCGTTCACCTTCGAGGTCAACCTGCGTGCCCGAGGCTAGACCACCAATAAACTTGCGGATAACCGCCCCGTCTTGCCTTTCGTATGCTTTCGCAATACTGCATGTGATCTTAAACTCAGACACTCTGGTTACCCTCCTTCTCCTGTGCCAAGTCCTGCAGGATCATATATGCCCTTTCGATAAACGCCTGACGCAGAGTGGGATCACTCCGTCCCATCGCCTTTTGTATACTGCGACACATCTCGTCAGAGCGGATATCGACATGGGTTTCAGAAAATTCTACTGCGTAAGCGTATGCTTGTCGCAGCGAGGAATCATCAGCTCCATTGGTGAGCCAAGCGGCTATGGCCGCGCTCATGCCCTTACCAAGCGGAGTTGATGGCGGGGCTGTGCCCGTCCCCTCGTTGGCTGTAGGCTGAGGCTCAGGCTCCCCTTCAGGAGGATCCTCAGGAACTGGCGGAACGTCTTTAATATTCTGCCGTGGCAGAGCAAAGTAGAGGTTCATTCGGTCAAGCGGCACCGCGCCTGTAGCCGTCTGAACGTAGTTGATATCTCCGCCATCGACAGGAATAAGACCCATCTTTGAGCGAACTTCGTTGATGTTCATGATACCGTTTTGTGTACCGTCAACCCAAAGATTCATCTGCTCCTGCGCATCGCGAATATCAGCTTGCGAGTGCTGGAACACTGTCTCCTTAAGCCCTAGAACATTTTGAAGGAGTTGGTCAGAAATTACACTCTCAACGATATACTGGAGAGGTGCCACCGACTCTGAGCGGAACGACTTATCCTGCTCCTTAGAGTTAGAACGGTTAGCGCTACCCATCTCTCCTACCTTAGCAGGAGGTACGTCGAGAACGGCAAGAATTTCATTCTTTAAATACTGACGACCTTGTAGGAACGACATGTCTTCATGCTTGATGACTGAATGGTGCACCTCAACATCGCCCGTGAGTATGATCGGCTTGTGCGCGTTTTCAGTGCCAACATAAGCCTCTTCAAGCCATCGCTTATTGCGCTCGATCTCATCAACCGTCGCGTCCTTCACCACCATGATGGTTCCAGTCGAAGCGCCATTCTTGAAGAAGTTTTTGTTCCAGTTCTGAGCATAAAGATCTGCGGCCACTGTCGTTTTGATTGCTTCCAAAGGCGACATGCCGTAGAGGTCGTTACCCGGGTCGTCTATACGAAAGTGCAGGATTTCTTCTGGCCGAAACTTGATCGGCTCCTCGTCACCAGAATTTGGATCTCTCTGCACGTAGTATTCGACGTGACCCATCCTGTTCGCCTTGATATGAATCGTCCAAGGTGCGAGTCTCTTGAGCCTTACCGGCTTTCGCCCTCGCGAATAGATGACGTTCAGGTAGGCGTCACCGAAGATCAAGAGGTCGCGGTACACACGACGCAGCTGCCCAAGAAAATCATCTTGCATATCGAAGAAGTTCTTGGCAACTTTGATCTCACGGGATTTTGATTTGGTTCGGGAGTCACGCGGCACGAAGTCAAACCCCGTGTGTGTGGCTACCTTAGCGATCTTGTTGATCGCGGCAAAAACCATTGGATGGTTATAGTACATGTCTAGGTAGAGCATGTAGTTCATCTTCTTTGGAACTGCACCCAGATAGTGTGAGTTTCCAAGCGTGATGATGTTCATGCCTAGCGTAGTGGTAGCGTGCCCTTCTGTATTTGTGAGCACTTTCTCCACTGGTTCATAATGTGTTAGTGCGCGTTCATCCATATGCATCACCCAACCGTAAATATGCGAAACGAAGTCCGATGTGCGCCCTTGCAGGCAAGAGCCAGCGCCCAAAACATATCGTCGTGGGGCTTACCGGCGTACGTCGTATTGCCAGACGGTGTCAGCGTGCGCTGGACCGCGTGAATCTGATGGGCCAACTTCTTATTATCGAACGGAATCCAGATGCGCCCTCTTTCCATAAGGCCCTTGAGGTTGAGTGCCATCTGTTCCTTATTTGAATTCGTAAAAGTGATAGGCTCAATAAGACCACCATGCTCTGCTCTAAGATCCTGCGCCAGCTTTCGGCCAAGGCCAGTCTCGTCCACGATTACCCGGTTTGGGCGAAAGCGGTCGATTATGTCTGCAATAATCTTAAGCTGAACATCGAAGTTGCTAAACTGCTCGCCCTTTAGGTCGGTCGAATGGCGTAGCAACATTTTGCCGTCGCTGTCCTTCTCAACCACCTGAATTGAGGTAGCGTCAGAAGTAGAGCTTCGACCTTCGGCGAAGTCGATGCCGATAAAGACTTCACTGTCGTTGTTATCGGGACGGGCAAACCACTGCTCGAGATACTCATGCGATCCCGGCTGCGGTTCGGTCTGCTTACGTACGCTGTTGATTAGCTCCCACGAGAAAAACGCGGTAGCTTCGTCGATCAGGACTCCGCAGTACTCTTGCATAAATTCTTCCCACGTCAGCGAACTCGCGACCTCTTTGATGCGCTCTCCGCCAAACCGTTCGAAGAACTCGGGCATTGCAGAAGGGTTTTTGTTATACTCTTCTTTCCAAGCCTTATCGGCAAGGACAATGTCAGAGCAGAACTCTGTCACGTGCCACCAGTAGAACTCGTGTCTTCCCCAGTGGCCGTACTTACCGCTAGCGTTTAACCAGATCTCAGCAAAGCGACCTTGATTTCCTAGCGGAGTGCTGATAACATCGAACCCACCTTTGTCGCGAATGGTCGCGGGAA